TGCCCTACTCAGACCACACGTACCAACAGGCACCTTACGAGCCTGTGGACAAGAAGACGTACAACCAGCTTGTCAAGGACTTCCCGAAGGAAATATCGTGGGATATAGAAGAGGCCAGCGATATGACTGAAGGGTCACAGCAACTGGCCTGCACAGGTAACAACTGTGAGTTATGACATGAAGAATATGGAGTAACCGCCGTCCTTCTTGGCTACGTCCTCTGGCTTGTCTTTCGGGTCATGGGGCGTAGTCATTCCCATTTCTTTCATGCGTCTAATCTTGTCCTTTGACTTCTCACACATAGAGTGGTAATCAATCGACGTGTACGACACGCTGTGGTTATCGTTGTTGTTCTTGGTCTTCACGTAAATCTCCTCCTGAATGCTATGGTCCTCATAGTGCAAACATACTTGCTACTGGTACGTTTTTCCTGCGCTCTTCTACGGCTTCTTTTTCGACAGGCCTTGTTTCTCGCTCTGCTTCAGCCTCGTTCATGTACCCTGTGTAGATATTTATAATAGCTGCTCTATCTAGTCGCAACTGCTTTATCATCTCCGGGTCTTTGGCTACTTTTAGTGCTTTATCAATCCCCTCTACAGTCAAACGTAGTTCTTTCTGATAGTAGGCTTTTGACAACACTGCTTTCCCTGCTTTGTAGCCCCAGATAGGAATGTACAGTCCAGCCATCATAGCCATCATTTTCGGAGCACCTATTGCATTTATAGTGGCTGCTTGAGCTAACGGCGTTGACGGAAGAGTCATGTCCAGAGCCGCCATGTTTTGACGGATTCTAGCCATAACTGTGCTACCCTCAGGGTACTTAGCGTTAATAGTTTCCAGAGCTTTAATCAGATGAGACTGTTCTCGCAACAACTGCCTCGTGTTGGACTTAGTTGCTTTTCGGCTCAGTGGTGACGTAGGCACTGCCTCAAACGCATCAAAGTCTATAGAGTCGTTCATTACGTTACGCATTATGTCGTAAATATCAACCCTAGCAGTAGCTTTCTTTTTTCCCCCTGCTTTTTTAAAGCTGTCTTGACCAAATTTTGTTCTTCTAAAGTCATCAATAGCTCGTCTAGCCTTTAGTATTTCAGCAGGAGTATTACCAAATTGAGACAACGTTGTTTGAAGCTGGTTTATAGCCTCCTGTAGTTGTTTGTCAGTAATACCAAGTCCCGGAAATTTATTTCGGTACGCTATAAGCCTAGCTTGAGTTGTTTCTAAAATCCTAGAGTGTGGAATTTCAACTTGAACGTTTGCTAGTGCTTTTTGTAGCCTTTCTTCTAACGTATCAATAGCAGTCTGTAAGTCTTCTGCGTTTGTCCTATCTGTGCGCGTTGGATTAACCCGTGTGTGTTTAGCTACCGTTTCAATTTGATCTATCTCAGCCTGAGCTAGCACAGTTTGTTGAGTACCCAATGGTGCTTGAGGTGCTGTTGTTTGTTTATTTGTTTCAGACGCTGTTTTGCTAGGTGCAATAACTTTCCAAATACCCCGCTGTCGTCCTGACAAACGGTTTACCTGCCGTGTTTTAGGATCAACAAAAGCAGGGTCGGGAGTTCCTTCTTGTGTTTTAGCTATGGGTTTAGCGTTTGGTCCTCTCCTGAACCACGGAGCAATGTTAAAAGCACTTTCGACAACCAAAGCAAAATCAGGGTGATTATCTTTAAACTCAAACCAACTGTCTTCTCCCATTATTAACGCTTGCTGTGCTTGTTTTCCAAGCGGGTGCTCATAAAACGCCTGCATAGCATCCCGCATAGCCTGTGCTGCCGACTCTTCTACTGAGTCAGGTATGGCGTAACTCCAGCCATCTAGAGACATATTAAAAAGTTCTCCAGTAGCGTCCCAACCCAAACCAGCCAACTGTCCTGCAACGCCAGTTACTTGTGTTGTTAAAGGCAAACCTTCTGCAAACTCTCCCCTTTCCATTACTATATCAGATGCTTTTTGAAACCTTTGTGTTGCCGCTTCTGATAACCGTTGTCCCGCCTTTTCAAGAGGAGTGCTTGTGTCATTCATAATTGGCCTTGGTGGGGTAGGCTTAGGCATCTGCTCGTAAATTTTTTGCAGGTTTTCAGCGTCTTCCTTAGTAATTTCTGTAGCAACAAAAGGTGAACCGCTGTTACCCGCTCCAGCAACAGGAGTTGCTACTGACAGCAGTTCTTCAGCTTCTTCTGGTGTTAGTTCTCTTGATTCCATTTTAGTTTAACCTTACCTTGGTACAACACGATAGAATTTTTTGTCTCCGTCTGCGTCTTCCGGCATAGTAACCGTGTAACTTCCGTCTGGATTTTGTGCAACTTCTCCACCAAAGTCTTCTCGCCAAGCGTCAACAAAGTTTGCGTCTGTCCAATTCGTGTCTTCTAGCCACGTAATAGTCGGGACACTACCTTTGCCGTGTTTTTCTACTAGTCTAGCTTTAGTAATCATTGAGTTGTAGTAACCCCGAATTTTCTTCAAAGATCTAAGTATTTCTTGTGGATCCCTAAGAGTATCCAAGCTGGCTATTGTAGACTGAAGCAACGCGTTTTCAATGTTAGAAACCTGACCTAGAGTAGACCCTGCTGCTTTAATTGACAGCAGCTGGTCAAAGCCTACGTTTGCTTTGATTGAAGAAACCATTGCTTCTAAGTTTCTTGCTTCAGAACCGGGAATAAATTTTAGCAGTTGAGCAAAACCACCAACGCCATCCCAAGCATTTAAAACTCCTCGATCTATTTTATCTATGTTGTTTTGGATAAAAGAAATAGTTTCGTTGACAGTGTTTCTAGTCATCCGGGCTTTAGTTAGCCTGTTTATTTCTGCTTCTAGTCTCTGTTGTTCGTTTAAAGCAGATTGCCGTGTTTCGTGCGTAGAAACAACCCTTGATTGGTTGTTGTTTGGATCTATTTCTAATACGGTTATTACACCCTCTGAGTCTACTTTTGTTTCGTATATCAGGTCTTTAGGGGCTTGCACTGCGCCCTCAATAACTTTAGAAGTAGCCCCATCAGTTCCCATAGTCACTTCTACTGCTCTTTCGCCTTCAGACAACGTGGTTATTTCTCGTTTAGGACTTCCCTTGAGATAAGCGTCTTCAAAGGCTTCTCCTGTTGGGTCTAGCTGCTGTATTTGCCTACGCAGAGCCCCTACTCTAGGATCGTTACGGGGTGTTCCTGCTCGTGCAGCAGCAGTAACTTGTGTTTTAAAAACACCCAACCGGCTTTGATTTTCGGTTTGGCCCTGTTCAATACGGGATTTAGCAATAGTTATAAACCGCTCGCCCATTTTTTGTTGGGCAGGGTCATCACTTAACAACATATCTTGACCTTGAGCAAGAAGACCTGTTGGGTTATTTTTGTATTGAGCTAGCGTTTCTCTAGCTTGTTGTGACACAAGTTCCGCTTCTCGTTCATCGGCTCGTTTTTGAAGCCTACTGGCCGCGTCCAGTGCTGTAGCACCTATAGTCCTACCAAAGTCTGCGTAAGCTCTGCCGATTGTTTGTCCGGGGGACATACCGCCCCCAGTAAACATAGACCCGATAGGATTGTTTCTTCTACTAAACAGTGACATTTGTGTGCTCCCTAAAGTATCTTGGAGTAATCAACAGCCAAGTAGCCGTTACTTTGTCTAATTACAGCCTCTGGTAGAACCTGCTGAACTTCTTGAGCGATTACCCCGTAAGAAGGCTGGTTGCCTACGATTTCTTTGGCTTCTTCGGTCCAATTCCAAGTGTACGTAGATAAACCGTTAGGCAGCTTGCCTACGCGTTTGATGTTGTCTTTTAAGTTTATGTCGCTACTGCTAGGGATACTGCTAGGGAAAAACGCATTTTTAATGTTTGCAACAGCGTCTAGTGTACCCGGAACTGCGGCAGTAAGACCACTAAGCAGACCACCAGCACCAGCAAACATACCAGCGTACAGATCAGCAAGTCCTTGAGACTGTCCAACCGCACCCTGTAGATTTGCAAGCTGAGTCTGGTAATCAAACTCACCCTGTTGTCGTCTAGCTACATCTTCGAGACTAGCAATGTTCAACGCAGGAGACAAAGCAGAAAGCATAGCCGCCTGAGGCGTGTAGGCCTGTTGTAAGAACTGCTCGCTTAGGCCTGCCTGTTGCATTTGTTCTGCTCTTGCCTGCTCTATAGCCGCCAGAGACGCCCTAGCTTGTGCTTCTTCTTGTGCTTGTGCTAACGCAAGTTGCTCTGGAGTACCGCCAAACATCGCCGTTTGTACTCCTAGACGCCCTTGGCTTGCTAAACGTTCTTCAAGAGCTAAACGTTGACGCTCTTCTTCGCCTAGCTGTGTAGCCCGGATTGTGTCGTAGATGTCCTGTTCTCGTGTAGCTCTATCGCCAACAGCACCCGTTAACATTGCCTGAGACTGTGCTAACAAATCGTCCTGCAGCGCTAACTCTGTTGGGTCTAGCGTGTACTGCATTCCTAGTTGGCCCGTTATAGGATCACGAGTAACCCCGGTTTGAGCACCAGTTGGTCCTGTAACAGTAAACGGCTGAAACGTAATGTCAGGAGAAGTTAACTGAGTTAGTTCATCCGTGTAGATGCCTTTTACTTCTTGAGGAAGACCGCCGTACAAATCTTTAGCGATTCCTCCCAGAAGGTCTGAAAGAATACCCATTACCTTGTACTCCTTGAATTATGCTTATTCATACTGTTTTACCTACTAATGCTAATACATTCATTTCCTGTAGGGATATAGAGCTACCGTTTACTTCTGTTTGTAGACCCACAGAAACTACAGAGCCGTTGCCTGTACAGTTAAGAGACTTTCGACTAATCAAATCACCTAACGTAAACTCAACAGCCGTGTACTCTGATACACCGTAAAAACCGGGCGTTGCTGATCCCACTCTAAAGCGTGACGTATTAGCCTGAATTGAAAAGTCGTAAGTCCAACTCAGGATAATGTCTGCGTCGTTACCGCCAATGATTGTAGGGCGTATCTTTTTAAGCAGTTTTAGCTTCGATGGATCACCAAATGTCAAACCCGGACTTGTGTACCGGAAAACATAAGATGAGTTGTTGTCGTCGAACCCATCGTACTTACCTATACCGTCTACAGTACCAATGTAAACGTCACCATTGCGGTCTCTAGCAAAACTCTTAAAGTCAACACTGGGCCACTTAGTTACGCGGAACGATCCGTTTTCTAACCGACCCCGTAAGTCAAAACAGTATATAAGGTTGCTGTCAGGAAGTCCTAATAGATAGAAGTAGTTCTCAGGGCTGTACACAGACGTAGCTGGGCTAGTCTTAGTTTTTATCTTTGCAATCAAGTCTTGTTTTACGTTTCGGCTTGCATCTGTTACAGGCAAAGATTTTTCTTGGATTACCCGCCCAAGGCTACGTAAACCGTCGTCGCTTAAAAACAACAAATCAGCACCAATACTCTGTACTGTCTTTCGGTCAATACAACCAACACCTGATACAGTATCCGCTAAACTCATAGAAGCTGGTGTTTCAGGGTTGGCGTAAACTAGTATGCTGTGTTCTCCAAAAATAATAAGAAACCCGTTGTGTGCCGCCAGCGCCACCACCTTGTCAGCACCATCAGGCCACGCCTTAGATACGTCGATAGAGCCGCTAGACCCACCACTAAAGTCATCACCGTCTAACAAATCAGACCAGTAAATAATGGTGTCGTTAGTAGTTGTACCAACCACCCACAACCGGCCAAAACCAGCAATGACTTCGTGGCAGTACTGAGCCGCCGCAACTGATGACCCCGGTACAGCAGTCATCTTGGTTACTGCACCCAAGGTGTCGCTATAAACCAGCGGCTCATAGCCACGCTGAAAGAAGTAGGCATGGTCATTGAAGTTGACTATCTTCCAGTCGTTA